TCTATCTTCTTTTTGTTTTTCTCTAGTTTTTAAACCTTCAACTTCCATGTTTTTTAATTGCATGTTATATTGAAACTCTAAAGCCATTAATTGTTTTTTAGCTTCAACTTCTTGTGCCATTTTTTGCGCTTCAAGTTGCGCTTGCATTTGAGACAACTGCGCTTCAGTTTGCGCTTTAGCTTGAGCTTTTTGCATGTCCAACTGTGCCGCCGCTTGTGCTGCTTGTGCGTTAGACTGAGCTTGAGCTTGTATGTTTTCCATCTGCATACGTCTATCTTTTTCTTGTTTTTTACCTCTTCTTATTTTTAATAGTTGATTTGCTAACTTTAAGTTTTTTATTTCTCTAACATCAATAGCGTCTTCAAGCTCTATACTTTTTTGCTGAATTGCCATTTGTATATTGTTTTCTAATATTTGTTTTTCTTCTTCGTCTGGCATTAAATCTATAAATATACCAAAATCATACAAGTATAAGTTTTTCATTTCATCTAACGTTGCCACGTTATGTGAGCCTATTGCTTGTATAAACGCGTCAGCTGTTGGTGAGTATTCTAATATATCAGATATTCTCAACGATAAACACTCTGCTGTTTCAGCTGTTAAAAACAAACCTGATTGTAGTATGTGTCTTGTAGCTGTATTTGAATTAGCAGCCGCTAGTTTTTGTACACCAACTAAAGCGTTTTTATCTGGCATACTACCATCTCTAGCTTCATTTAAACCAGTTACATCTCTTATCATCTGTAAGTAGTAATTATAAGTTTGAATTAAACTTTGTAGCTTAGCGCCGCCACTACTACTTCTTATTTCTTGTATTGGTACTTTACCAGGATTTAAATCACCTTCGCTAGTAAAAGATCTACCTATAACAGAACCAGTTTGAAAGAACATGTTTAATGCTTCTTGTGGATTATAATTAGTTCCATTACCTAGATCTATTTCAGCTAAACCGTCAGCGTCTAAATAAACACCGTCAGGTATCATACGTGACATAACTTGTTGTAACTTTAAATGTGTCAACTGTATCATATCGGCAAAACCCGTTATTCTTTTTACTAAAGATTCTATTCTACCGTCATACATTCTAGGAGCGACTATACTATAGTTCATTTTTACTTTAGTATAATCACTTTTAGGACGCATCATGTTTTTAGCCATTTCCCATTTAAGTAGTTTACTTGTACCTAGTATTATAGCGCCTTCATATAAAACTTCTACTGATCTTAATAGTTTTTCGTATCCGCCTTCTTTGTTTATCGGTGGATTAAAAGTGTCATCTTTTTCTATGGCTTTGTCGCCACCTGTTCCTGTTTCTTTTACCTTGTAAACTTCGTTCATGTAGGTTTTATAGTTGAAATACAAAACTTGAACTTTATTGTTATCTTCTTTATCCGAAGAGTATCTGCTTTTATAATTATTTCTATTATGATACCTGTTTTGCATTATTTCCTCTATTTCAGCCTCTGTTAAAAAAGGAAACTGTTTTACCAGTTCGTTTATAGGTATAGATTTAACTTCACCAACATAATATATGTCGTCAAAATAAGGCGAGTCCGTGTAAGAGTAAACTAAATCAGCTGGATCAACGTAATCTATAGTAACACCTTCTGATGTGTTAAACGAAGTTTTAACAGCACCGATACCTAAAACAGTTAAATCATAATAAAATCTCTTTTTTATTAACTCGTAATTATTACCATCCATTAAAACATTTATAGCTTGTTCTTCTGCCATTTCTACAGCTTGCTTATAGTTAAGCTGCATATGTAGTCTTAACTCTTCTGGTGATTCTGGTAAAACTTCCATTTCGCTTTCTCTAGTGTTTATACCTAATCTTTCAGCAGCGACCGCGTCAAACTCTTTCATCTGCATGTCGTTCATGATACCTTCCATGTACTCTGTACGTTCTTGTACGCCATAAGGATCTTGAGAGTAAGCTTTTATATCGTAAGTTCTTTCCGCGATACCGTTAACCACTATATCTACAAATTTAGGTATAATAGGTACAGGTGTCCAGTCTAAGTTTAAATAAGATAAATCTCCGTTTATAGATAATTCATCTTTGTATTTTTGTATTGATTGCTCACCTCTAGCATAAAGCCTTAACTTGTGAAAATCATTTAAATTGTTAAGGTATTTATTGTTGTTTCTGTCGTGATGAAACCACTCAGACTCTATAGCTTTAGCTATTTTTAAACCGTACTCATAGCTCATCTTTTC